CATGTTCATAGCTTGGACGCGGTTAACTTCCGCGACAACAGTCCCCGGCACGGCCGTGTCTGTCTTCTTACAATAATTCAAAAGTTTATTCCAATCCCTCGCGGTTTCAAGATGAACGCCGGGGAATACTTTTTTTAATTGCGCAAAACGCACCTGTCTCTTGGTGCGCATGTATCCTTGATAGTGCTTTCTTTGAGTGTTCGGACAAACTTCTGTTTGCCATCCCCACTCTGCGACCAGGTCATTAATGACCTGGAAGAGAGGCCATTCGGCCTCGTAGGCGGTAAACGCCCACCTAGACGACTTGTCTGTCTGTCTGTCTGTCTCTCCCATATACCTACCGGGGAGAAACTAAATTCGCAAACTGAACGCACCTCTCAAGAACTTCCCAAGGGAACCTGTAATACTATAGGTTCCCTTTCCTCACAGCAAAGTATCATTTCTCGTGACACCCCCGTACTCTGGATTATATAATAATCCTAAGGGGGTTGATCCTTCGGATTGAGGCCGAAGGGTCGGCCTCGAGACCCCCTGTCGGATTATTATATAATGCGGCGGTAGGGGGTCTGACGACAAGTGAAACGACTGCTCACGCACATTTCAGCGTCGTCTCAGGGGGAACTGACTCTAATATGAACAACTATGAGTCGTCTTATTAGAAGATACTGTCAGTTTACATATCCTTAAAGCCTAATGTAGCCACATAAGTCTGTTCTAGCAACACGTTATTACTGGTTGCGGCAGACGAGTTTATAGAGTTGTTATACCAACTTGGGTAACCCATACACATAAATATGCTAGAGTTAGACGGAGCATTAGTAACTCTTGGAGGAGTAGGTGCTCCTGCTGTAGTGTCGTCTGGAAACTGAAGCACCTTTGGGAGGTGTTTAGTTAAATTCATGCTATACTCGGCATACCAGGTATGAGAACCATCAATACTCACTTGAGATGCTGCCGCACCAGTATTTTGTAAGCCGTTATAGCGGAGAGTTATACGCTTACGCGCTAAAACTGTATAATTTTGAGGAGATACACGCATGCCTGCGTTTACTGATATACCCTGATATCCAATTGTTCCACCTTCACCAGTATCTAAAAGTTCACCAAAATTATTTGCGGAATACAATTGCTCGTAATTCCTGAGCCTTTTGTGCTGAAGCACAAATAAATCAACTGTAAATGCGGCTGGCGAATATAGTAACACATTAGCCAGTTTAACGCGGAGCTGCCCCTTTACATTTAAACTTACGGGACGTATCTTTGTCCCAATACGATTGTAATCCCCCGTACCTTCCAGTACTTGAGGGATTAACCTAAGAATATCAGTCTCATTAAGGGCTATGGCCTGATTCTGGACTGACCATCCAGATGTAGAAAAAAATCCAGTAGAACGAGTGGTAACCGTACCATCATTCACACCCTGGTACCATGCTGTATATTTTGTTTCAGCATCGCCGCGTACAATTTGTTTAATTGCGCGTCTTAATGGCTTTGACACCTTCGCTACTGGCTTCTTCGCCATTCTACGCCGGGGGGCTCTCTTTTTATTCTTGAACGCCATCTGCTTCTATACCATAGGTATCGAATAAAAACTCATCCATCACCTGCCGGGAGCATAGTTCTGGATTATCAAACGCATACATCTCTTCTGTCTGTCTGTCTGTCTGTCTATCTGGTATTTCATATCCAGATTCTATCCTTTGGAAAACGATGTCTCTCCAAAGTTGAGGGACTTTCAAAAAAGCCCTGTGATATTGGGGCTGGGTAAATAATCCTATCAGATTTACATCATGCTCGCACACAGAAGCCACAGCCTCCCAAAAATATTTATCCATTATGCCCTTATTGACTTCCTTATCAGCATCTTCAAAGTGGGTATTGTACCAATCCCAATCAAAAGCTTCCGCTAGCATAATTAAAGCCTGCGCCATGTTCATAGCTTGGACGCGGTTAACTTCCGCGACAACAGTCCCCGGCACGGCCGTGTCTGTCTTCTTACAATAATTCAAAAGTTTATTCCAATCCCTCGCGGTTTCAAGATGAACGCCG